TGAACCACTTGACAAAAGGTTACTTTGTGCTTGTTGGATTAAATTTGATACATCTGCCATAAGTTATAAATATCTTTGTGATTAATAGTAATATTTATATGTGATATGACAAGTTATAAAGGTATTTTTAAACCAAAAAATCCACTCAAATATGCAGGCGATTCAAACAGAATAGTGTATCGTTCTATGTTGGAAAGACGTATGATGGTTTATTTGGATAGTAATGATGAGGTTGAATTTTGGGCATCAGAAGAATTGCCTATTGTTTATCGTTCACCTGTTGACTATAAAATACATCGTTATTTTCCAGATTTCATATTTAAGTTAAAATCAGGTCAAAAATTTATGGTTGAAGTTAAACCTTATAGACAATGCTTTGCACCAAAGAAACCAAAGAAACAAACTAAGTATTTTTTAAGAGAACATTTAGAATATTTGAAGAATCAAGCCAAATGGGAGGCTGCCAAAATCTATTGTAATGAACACGATTTGCAATTTAAAATATTTACAGAAAAAGATATAGGTATCTATAACTAACATAAATATAGTAAATGGTTAGTATATTAGATAAATTGGTGGACAAACAAGGTGGCACAATGCGTTCTGGCGATTGGTACAGGAACGCAATTTCATCTATTGCAGATAATATTACAGCAAATAAACTTATGAGAGAAGGCCGTTTGACTGGCCGTCCTAGTATTGGTTTATTAAACATGTTCTTTTATGACCCAAAGTATAAAAAAACATTACCTGTTTATGATACATTTCCACTTGTATTACCATTAGAAACAATAGAAGGCGGATTTAGTGGTTTAAACTTTCACTATTTACCACCAGCATTAAGATTAAGATTATTAGAAGTAATGCAACAATGGGCAACAAATAATAAAATGGACAAAACAACAAAATTTGATGTTAGTTGGTCAAGAGTTAAAAATATACCTCTTGTTAAACCTACTATTAAAAAGTATTTGTGGAAACATGTTCGTTCTAATTTTCTTAAAATAGATTTAACACAGGCTGCAGTTGCTGTTTATTTACCTGTACAACAATTTAAAAAACAATCAGCTGCTAGTGTTTACAAAGCATCAAGGAGTTCAATCTAATGGCAATTTTATCAGGCGGTTTAAGAATAGGCAATTTTGATGTTCGAGTTGGTATTAATAGAGATAGGTCACTTGACCGTGTAAATCAAGACCCTAGATTTCGTCAAGCACAAGGTGGTAATCCTCAAACGACTATGGGTCGTTTTCAATCTTATATTAATGAAGCAGAAGGATTTGCTCGTAAAGCAAGATACTATGTTGAATTTAGTTTACCTACAAAAGCACCACAAGTTGATTTAACTGATAAAGGTAATATAACTATACCTGCATTTCCTATTGATAGTTATCAGAAATCAGAAGTTCGTAGAGTTCAAGCATTTTGTTCTGCTATTTCTATGCCTGAAAGAGATATACAAATTAAAGAAGTTAGACATCAAGGGCCAGTTTATAAAATAGCACATGATATTAAATCAGCAGATATTCAAGCAACATTTTATTGTGATAAATTTATGAGAGAACGTTCTTATTTTGAAGCATGGCAATCAGCCATTTACAGTAATCAATCTAACAATTATAATTTTTATGATAACTATGTTTCGAATGTAAACATTTATCAATTAGGACAATTTGCAAGTCAAGATGATAGAGATGATGTTACTTATGGTATTCAATTATTAGAATGTTTCCCTAAAACAATAGGACCAGTTGATTATAGTTATGATGCAAATGCTTTGCAAACATTTACTGTAACATTTACATTTAGATATTGGATTAATTATTACTTAGATAAATTAGGCCAAATTAATGTTGGTACTCCTACTCAAAGAAGTGTAGTAGTAAAACCAGGTGGCGGTGGTTTATTTGGTGGATTATTAGATAATTTGCCACCTACATTAAGACGTGCAGGAACTCAAGTAATAGACCAATTACAAAGAAGTTTACCAATTGGAAAAATTACTGGTGGTCGAGTATCGCCTCCATTTACTAATCTACCAGGAATACCACCAATTAACCTATAACATAACTATATAATATAAAGGAGATAATTATGACGTTACCCAAGATTGATGTACCAACGTATGAATTGACGTTACCATCAGTAGATAAAAAAATAAAATACAGGCCGTTTCTAGTTAAAGAGGAGAAATTATTATACATTGCTCTTGAAACTGGTGATGACAATCAAATGATTAACGCTTTAAAAGACATAGTAAATGAATGTACATTTAAAGTATTGAATGTAAATAATTTACCAATCTTTGATGTTGAATATATATTTTTAAATATACGAGCTAAATCAGTATCAGAAAAATCACAATTTAAATTGATATGTCCAGATGACAACAAAACTTATGTTGAAACAGAAATAGATTTAACACAAGTAAATGTTCATGTTGATGATGAACATACAAATAAAATTGTCATTGATGAAAATAGAAACTTAGGTGTTGTTTTTAAATATCCAACACTTAAAAATTATGGTGCAGGAAAAGGTATAGACAATTTACAAATTGAAAAAGTTTTTGATATAATTGCAGATTGTATAGACCATATATTTGATGGCGATAAAATATACCCAGCAAAAGATACACCTAAACAAGAATTAAAAGAGTTTATTGAGAGTTTACCTCAAGAATCTTTTAAAAAGATTAAAGTATTTTTTGATACTATGCCTCGTTTAAAACATGAAATTACTATTAAAAATCCTAATACAGGAGTTGATAATAAAGTGGTTTTACAAGGTATTGCAGATTTTTTCGAATTGGCCTCGCCCACAACACGCTAGAGGCCTATTTCGAAACTAATTTTGCACTGATGCAACATCATAAATATTCATTGACTGAGATTGAAAATATGTTGCCATGGGAACGTGACATATACATATCATTATTGATTGCTTATTTAAAAGAGCAAGATGATAAAAAACGTAGAGACAAACAAGGATAAAAAATGAGTACACAAAATAAAGAAACAGCTTTTAATACTAAATGGCGTCCTGCTATGGGTTGGTTATATCTTGGAGTATGTGCATTTGATTTTGTTATATTTCCAATACTATGGAATTTAGCACAAGCAACATATTTAAGGAACATTGTGTTTACACAATGGCAACCATTGACATTGCAAGGTGCTGGATTCTTCCATATTTGTATGGGTGCTGTATTAGGTATATCTGCTTATGGTAGAACACAAGAGAAAATAAAAGGCGCAGAATTGCAAGCACAACAAACAGAAGAAACAAAATAATTAAATGGCCAAAGATTTCTTAGACGATTCAGATAAACTATTTGGTGCGTTAGGTTCTCAATCTGTTGAGATTATTGAACAAAATAAAGTTGAAGAACAAAAATCTAATGAAAGTTCAATGTCTGAAACTTTGGAATATTTAAGAAATTTTTATGGTTCAGGTTCTATAGGTAAAAAACCTATGGAAGAAGATACTCAACTTCTAACACAAATAGTACAAAATCTTAATACAAAAGTTGAATTATTTTTAGGAAAAGCAATTCAATCTATATCACCTGTAGTTAGAGCTGAATTACAAAATATAGCAACCTTATTAGATACTGGTAGTAAAACTGATGAGGTTCTTGCTATGCAAAAATTGGAAGAATTGCAAAAAAAATTTAGTTCAGATTTAAAATTATTCAATCAAAATTTAGGTAAAAATTTTAATGATTTAACTCAAAAATTATCAAAAGCAGCACAAATATTAAAAGAAGCAACAGATATAAAAATAGAACAGGCAAAAGGCACTCAAGCAGAATTGTTGCAAAAAGGTATTAGAACTACTGTTAATCAAACTGGTGATTTAAAATATTTGTCTCCACAAGAAATAAGAAAAAGACAAGACGATTATATTAGAACAGAACAAATAATTAAAATTGAAGAAAATAAATTATTAAATAGATTAAAAACATCAGGTGCAGGTGAAAAGGGTGAATATACACAAGAGCAACAAAACGAAATTAAACTTATAAAAGAAACAATTGATAAGAGACAAAAAGAATTACAAATCATTAAACAAGAAATAGGTGAAAAAGCAGGCAGAAAACAAGGTACTTTAGAAAGCGCTTTTAGACAATCATTTGGTTTAGTAAAAGATTTATTTGGTGGTTTTGCGTTAGATGTTAAGAATATAGGTGGTTTATTTACTGGACTTGGTAAAAAATTAAAAGGCACTAGTGGTGATGTATCAGAATTAGGTCAAACAACTACTGAATTAAATAAAGATAATAGAGAATATTCTGGTATATTACAAAAAGGCATATTGCCATCATTAAAAAAACTTGCTGATTCATTATTAGTATTATTAAAAGAAATGACTTCTAAATTATTAAAAGGAGTTAGTGGTTTATTGAATGTTGTAGGATTAAAAGGTGCAGGAAATTCTGTAGGCAAATTTGCTAGTAGATTAAGTGGTGCTGGTGCTTCTGTTGGTGGTGCCGCAATTGCTGGTGAGGGTGCTGGCATTGCTGCAGGAGCTGCAGGTGCAGGTGCTGGTCTTGCCGCAGGTGGTACTGCTGCTGCCGCAGGTGGCGCTGGTGCTGCCGCAGGTGGTGCAGGATTATTAGCATTTTTACCTGAAATACTTGCTGTATTGGCAGTGGTTGGTATAGGTGCTGGTTTGTTTTCTTTATTTAAAGGTAGTAGTAAAGAAGCAGCAAAAGAAAATTTAGATAATCCTAATGTAGATGCAATGGGTAATCCTGTAGGGCCATCAGCCGCAATCAAACCATTAGAAGAAAAAACTTTTACAAAACCTGGTCAAATTAATAGCCAAGAATTAAGTTCTTTATCTACTCAAAATGCTGGTCAACAAATGGGTGCAAATAATGTGGTTGTTGCTCCACAACAGAATACAGTTGCAAATATGACAAATGCTACTACAGTTACTTCGCCTATGCCTTTTAATACTGAAGCTTCTTATAGAAATTTAAGTACAACTGTTTGGTAAAAACAGTGGCCATTTCTGGCCACCGTTAAAGTATTAGTACAGAGAGAGATTACTCGTCATCAGCTAATTTACTAAAGTAAGATAACGTGTCGTCATCATCACTAGCAGATGGAGTTGCTTTACCATTACTTTTTACTGAACCATTGGATTTAACCGGAGGGAGCTCGGCGCTTTCAACAGTTGCAGTATTTCTAGTTCCCGTAATTATCCTATTCAGTTTCTCTTTAAGTTCATCATAGGTTTTAAAATTACTAGGGGCCAAGAAAGGTGTTAGAGGATACTGTTTAGACCAAATTGCTTTAATCTTCTCATCATTATCGGCAACTGCCTTAACAGGCTCAAATTCAGATTTGTCATAATTCCAATAACCATCTACTTTTCTAATTTTTAGTTTAAAGTTTGCACCTTTCCAAAAATCAAATGGGTTAATTGGTTGTTCATCATCAAATGCTGGTTGCATAGCTTCAGTTAACTTATCAAATATTTTTTTACCATATTTGAATATGAATACTTTGCCTTCATTTTCTGGATGAGCAGGGTCACTAACAACTAATATATTAGAGTAGTAAGATAATTTTCTTTTTCTTTTTCTTGCTATCTCTTTATCAGATTCAACACCTGAATTCCATAGTCTAGTATTTTCTTCACTCACTGGGTCTTTTTGATTAAGAGTTGTTAATGAGTTCTCAATATACCAACCACCTTTATCTTGGAAGGCATGAGACCAAACTCTTACCCATGGCATTTCTTCTTTTTCTGTTGCAGGTAAAAAACGAATAACAGCGTAACCACTACCAGTTTTATCTAGTTCAGGTTTCCAAATTCTTTCGTCTGTATATTTGTCTTTTGATTTATTAATATCCTCAGGATTGAGGTTTGCTTCTAACATCTTTGTTAATTTATCGAAGTTAGAGTTACTTGTTTTTAATGTATTAAAGTCCATTGTATTCTCCGTATGTTTGTATTTGTGTTAGCTGTATAATCGCTATCATTATTATTTATATGACTTTTTCTTTTTAGTTGCCCATTCCTTAACAGTCATA